GTTCTACTTTTTATTTTTAAATCTCTCTACAGCAGACTAAGGTTTTTTAGGAACAGTTCCACCTGTTTCCTTTTTCTTCACACAACCGCAATCAATAGCTCCCCCACGTTTAAAGTAAACAAGCTCTTCGTCTTCTGCACATTGATCTTTTAATCTTCTAATATAATCAAGTTTTGCGCCATGTGCAGCCTTTTTAGCTTTCTTCTATTTATATGTTTGGAATCTTTTATAGGCTTCTTTAAGTCCTTCTTCTCCAAGTTCTTGAACATATTTTTCAGGATCTTTATTATTAGCCTGTGCCTCTTGTATTAAATAACTTTGAAATTCTTTAATTTCTTCTTTGTTTTCCATTTTAAATTAGTATTAAGTCTTTTGTTGAAAACACTGCTTCTTGTAAGAAGCCATCATCTGTAAACCAACGACATTTAACTCCTCTAAGTAGTTGGCTATTATCTTTCTTTAAAAAATTTCTTTCAATTCTATATACAATCATTTCTGGTTTATTTTTAATATCCTGTTTTAATGTAACCTTCTATCCAGGACTAAAATAAACTTTATCATCATTTAACTAAGTCATCATATCATTTAATATTATTTTTAATTTTATCAAATCTTTCTGTCAGTTTTTCATTAACTACTGCCATAACTCTCATTTCATTAAGATAATAGAGATTTTGTTTGTAGAAAGGGATCGGAACTAAAGAAGGTTTAGTTGCGAATACAGTGTCTCCAGCAATACAATATTTGCAATCTGGACCAGCTTCCTGAACTACTCCTACTTTAATAAATTGTTCTTCTTCTTCAAGTTGTCCATTATCTGTATTTTTAATTTCAGGATTAAGTCCTCCTAAATCAACAATAAGTCCAGATGTAGGATCTTTCACAATTCTTTGGAAAGGATTCTCTTCAAACAACTTTACAAGTAAATAATTACTTATAGGCATAATCTCAATATCTTCAGCTTTTGCATTAACTTCATCTGCATATGTTTCGAGATTAGTTGAATGTTTTTCAAACTTATCTGCGAAATTATCTACTTGTTTATTGAATTCTTTTATATTTCTTTCTTCAATTACATCTTGTGCTGTTTTTCCATCGAGAGTCATAATACGACTAGTAGTATCTCCTGCCATTCTTAAAGCAAGTTTTTCATTTTCACTTAAAATAGGTCTTTGTTCCATATTACCATTTATTCATTAAACATTGTTCTGATTCAACTGCGGCTTTAGATTTGATTATACATCCACATTGATCACACACTCTTGCTCCCATATATTTAATATTATGTTCACAAGTTTTACAAATATCTAAACGTCTTTTCATTTCATCTGATTGGTATCCTCTTATATTTCTCCAGTTACCAACAATTATATTTCGTATTTTAAGAAAGAGATTCATATATCCCACAAATTTTTTGAATTATCATAATCTTCTCCTTCCCATCCTGGTCCAAAACTACTTACATCATTCCATTTAGGTTTAGAATGTGGAGGAGAAGGATGGGGAGAATGAATTACTAATATATTTGGTATTATGTAATTTTTCTTTACCATTTTCCTGCTACACAATGTGCATTTAAATTTCTCAATTTTAATAGAACATGGCAGTTACATCCTCGTATATATCCTGTCTTAGCTGTAATACTTACTTCATTTGTTTCAGGATTTAACCAAAGTTTTGGATTACATATCCCTCTTATTGGATTAAAAATAGGACAAGCTTCACATATTTTTCTCCTCTCTTCAATATTCTATTTTTGCATATTTAGCTTTCTATTTTTCTAATTTTTGTTTTTTAGCAAAATCTTTTAACATTGCTTCTACCATATCTTTTAAATAGGTGCAATGATACAAAGTATTTTTTCCATTATGGTCATAATGATTTAAAATCAAATCCTTAATTATAAAATCTGGATTTATTTTTTGCAACATCCAAGCATAGGTAGATAACTGTAATTGATATACGTTATAATTACAGTTATCCAATTTTCCTAAAGGATATTTAAGTTTTTCAGTAGAACGTGTAGAGCTATTATAAAATCCTTTAAGATCTATTTGTTTATTGCTCTTGTGATCAATTATTGTTATTTCATTACCATTCTTTACAATTAAATCTATTTGACCTGCAATATGCAATCCAATTTTTGGATTATCATAATATATTAAATATTCTGGATAAACTCCATATTCTAAATCAAGTTCGGAATAATCTTTTTTGCATTGAAACTTTCCTCCTATTCCAAACTTTTTAAGAGTAACATTATCTCCTGCTTTATAAAAAGAGTTCTCTAATTCTGCATGAATTTTAGTTCCTCTTTCACAAGCCTGTCTGTTTGTTTCAGCCCATTCATCCAATATATCTTGTTGGACTTTATTTAATTCATTTTCTGAAATATCATGTGCTTCTAAATACTCGGCAGGAATTTTTTTAGATCTCCAAATTCCTCCTTTTTCTTTTTTCCAAGTATCTGAAGGTACCAATCTTTCTAAAGCCTTATATTTAGAAATAAATTCTTTGTTAAATTCTGGCTCGTACTTTCCTATTAAAGTAGTAACACTTGTATATTCGATACTAGCATCTTTAATATTAAAGTATTTATGTGGTCCTTCTAAAAAAGCTACATCTCCATTTAATTTATCATACTTCATATATCATTAATTATTTTTTATATAATTTAAAATTCCTTCTATGTGTAATCTTGTTATAGCATGAAAACCTTCATCACTTGTAAGGTATTCTACATCAGATTTATTATCTTGAAATAAATTTTCTGTTAAGACTGCCGGACAATTAGTATGTTTTAAAACATAGAAATTTGCTTCCTTGTCTGCATCTCCATCAGAAAAATCGGTTCTAATTTTCTTAGCAGATTTTAAATTTGCTTTAGCAGCTTCATATATACAGGTAGCAAGTTTATCAGCATTAGTTTTTCCTGGAGAAGTATAAATTTCCCATCCTGTGGCATCATGCCATTTGCCATCACAACCAATTCCATTTACATGAATTGAAACATAAATACAATGTTTATACTTCTTTGCTAAATTGTTTACAATATTACATCTATATTGAAGCTCTTTAGATTGTGGGAGTTTTAAATCATCTTCTTCTACATCTATTACTGCATTATATCCCATGTTTACAAATATATCTTTTAAAGCTTTACATACTTCTCTAGAATATGCATATTCTTTAAATTTCCCATCTGGGGAACTTTTTCCAAGGATACTCTTCTAATGAGCAGTCCCAAATACAATTAATATTTCATTTATTTTCATAATCTAATAATATTGCTAATTTCTAAATAGAAGGCATAACAATTTTAGCTTTACTCATTTTACAATTAATTGGATTTTTATAAAGAATTACTATAATTCCAATTGGCATTTTCTTTCCTTCTATTGTATAAAAAGAAGCTGCTTCTGCTTCACTATATTTTAATAGACTACATAATTTTGGGAAATTTTTTGACATATCGTCTATATCATTAAAATTTAAAATTCCTTGATTATGTATTTTTTCTAACTCATCTACATAATATATATAATTTAAATTAGTCCACTAGTTTTTTAATAATGGAGTATCTACTGATTTTGGAGATTCTGCAATACAAGACAAATATAAGAATTTATATCCAGATAAACTGGCTTTACTATTATGATAACTTAAAAGTAATACATTAAATGCGTCAGAATCTTTTAAAGATATTAATCTAATATGTCTATTTATCTCTCCAGCAGTATCTTTTGCGTATTGCTCGGCCTACTTTTCTTCATTATTTTTTTGTAAATATTGTTCAGTAATAAATTGTTTAGTAGACTCATTTATCTAAGAGTACAAAACATATCCAAACAAAAGTAATATTATTAAACTTCTTGTTTGTGGTGAAAGATTGTTTAGAAACTCCCATACTTTCTTAATTGCAGTTAAAATCATCTAGTATTATTTTTATATTAAATTATTTGTATTTTTTCTAAATTATTAGTATATTTGTGGAAGTCAAAATAATTAATAAAAATTAAAAAACTAAACTTAAATTTAAATTGAAATTTACATGTAAAACTAATTCATATATGAAGATTAAACTTAAAAAGGGATCTAAGATCCATATTAAAGACAGTTAGAAAGGATCATTTACTAAATATTGTAATGGAAAGGTTACAGAAGAATGTATTTAGAAAGGCAAGAATAGTCCAGATCCTAAGATAAGAAAAAAAGCTACTTTTGCAGCTAATGCTCGAAAGTGGAACCATAAAGATGGTGGAGAAATTCAAAAACATCAAGGATTTGTTAATGGAGTAAATGTATTAGATAGCAATCCTAGTATGTATAAAAAGATTAAGCAAAGAGAAAAAATTAAAAAAGCTTAGGAAGGAACGAAGTTTTCTACATGGCTTAATAATAATAAAGATACTATTTCTAATGTTTTAGGAACTGCTATGAGTGCTTTGGGAAATATTAAATAGGCACACGAATATAATAAACTTATTGAATCTCAAAAGAAATCTTTAGAAGCTAAAATAGAGGCAGATGAAAAAACAGCAAGAAGAAATCTTTATAATAAAGCTTTAAATGACGGAACAGATAGAAGTGATGTTGTGAATAGATTTAATGCTAATACTATTGCTAATAGTGCTGATTTATCTTCTATTTCTCAACAATATCAACCATACTTAACATCGATGGATTATGCACAAGCTTAGAATACAAGTAATGCATGGTCTGGAGCTTTGAAATCTTTAGGTGGGATTGCCACATCATTTTTAAATAAAGCTCCAACTTCTTCTGATAATAAAGAACTTATTTCTCCAACAGCTGCTGCTGGAATGAAAAAAGCTCCATTTAAGCCTTTAGATATATCTAAAACTTTAGTAAATCAAGCTAATAATATATCATTTAAACCAGGCTCTTTATCATGGTATAAACAACAGGGATTGTGATAAATAGAAATAGGCAACTTCCAAATTGGAGGCTGCCTATTTTTATTTTACACTAATTTCATTTAATTTATCTTGCCAATCTAAAATAATTTGGTCATTTTCTAAATTATAGTTTTTTGCTAAATTATAAATGCCTATTACTTCATCAATATTAGCATCACATAACTGTTTAATTAAACTTTTTTCCATTCTTCTTTATTCTCTACCCATTCAGGAATTGTTGGATATATACTAGTTATTATATATCCATTATTTATATTTTTAAAGTAATATCTTGGGGATAAAGGTTTTTCTTCCTCTTCATCTTTTATCTTTTTTTGTGGAGCATCTATAATTTCAATATCATCTAAAGATATCCTAAGTTTTTTTAACTTTTTTTCTAAATTAGAAGGAGAATATATTTTTCCATTATATTTAAAAGTCATAATTTAATTAATTTATATTTCTTTTTATATATTGTTCCAGATTTTGAATATTTATTTACAGTACTTCTAAAAGTATCTGATTGAACATTAAATAATTGTGCTCCCTCTTTAGCTGTTACTATTTGTTCTTCTCCAGTTTCTATATTTAATATTTTACATTTAAATCCTTTAAAAACAAATGAAGGATTTTCTAAGGAGTGTTCATAATTATAAATAGTTTTAGGACAAACATTTAACATTTTAGCTAATTCTTTTGCGGTTAAATCTGGATATTTTTCTTTTATTTTTAAATATTCTTCTATAGTATATTTTATTTCAAATTTTCCTTTTTTAGAATCCTTATTGTTTTTATAATATTCAATTTTTTGTTGAAGGATTTCTTCAGATTTTGCGATTATATATTTATTTACGCATATTTTACTATTTCCCCTAAGATTTGAAACTAAAGCATCTCTAGATATATCTAAATAAGATGCAGCATCCACACAAGTATTGAAAGTAAGGTAAGAATCGTCTAAAGCATTATATAAATATACAATATTTCTTCCATCTCTTGCTCTTCGTTTTACTGCTTGGGATATTTTCTCTTTTTGATTTTCTGTCATTTTATATCCTAAAATTCCTCCATCTCCTCCCAAAGTTTGATTATACCCAGAACTTCCATAGGAATTATATTTTTCAATATAATATATTTCTTTTTCATCTAAAAGTTTACTTATTTCAATTTTATTATTCTTTATTATATAGGTTTCTATTATAGCAAATTCAAAATTTTCTTCCCCGTATTTTTCAATAGCTTTATAAATAGGATAATTTTTATGTTCAATAAAATTTCTATAATGAGCAAAGAATCTATCTTTTATACAAAAGGATCTTCCTACATAGTATTTATTATTTATTTTATTTTTAAAATAATAAATTCCAGCTAAAGAAGGTAAAAGAGATTCTTTAGCTTTTAATAGTGTTTCGTAAATTATCATAATAGTTAGCAATATTAATAAATTCAAAATTATCTTTATTTTTCATTAATTCATTGAACTTTGTATGTCCAAAATATCTTTTAGCTTCTAATCTGTTACTAAATTTAAGATTCAAAGGTTTGTATATTAACATAGTTGGGGTCAAGGGACTCGAACCCTTATATTTCCCGGTTTTAGAGACCAGAGCATGGAACCAATTCTGCTACACCCCAATAGTATAGAGCAGGTAACCAGAATCGAACTGGCATCCTCAGTTTGGAAGACTGACGCACTAGCCGTTGTGCTATACCTGCAAATAGTCTTAGATGCCTTTCTAAGACAAATAAATTATTTAATTTCTATCATCACCGGCTGAAATTAAATAATGATTCTAATTTTGCAATTTTTTCTTCTACTAAACTTTTTCCTTTATTTTTAAACAATTTAATTACCTCTTTATAATTTGGAGAATCATATAAATCATTCAAGTCTTTTAAAGAATATTCTTCAGCTAATGATTCCCAAATTTCTTCAAAAAGATCATCATCTAATTGGTTTACCCATTGTTCAAATTCTTTTTTATCTGTATCTTCAATTTTTTCGATTCTTACAGTCAAGATGTTGCCATCTTTTTGTGCATCTATTACATAGTGATTATCATTATCTTGATATTCTTGATGTAATTCCTCTGTCATTTCAAATAGCGATTTTAATAATTCAGTTTCATTCATAACAGTATTAAGTTATTTTTATTTATAATACAACAAATTTAAAATTTGTTAAATTATCATTCCTCGTTATATTCCTTATAAATTAAATCTAATGTTTGTTCTTCCCCATCTCCAAATGGAAATACTACTTGTTCTGGAGTTTTAAATCTTATTGTAGGATTTAAATCATATAAATGATATATTGCTTGAGAGGATAATTTTTCTAAATCTAACCATTCTTGAATGTTTCTATAAGTCTTTCCTGTTTTTAAATTTATAATTTCTTGTTTATATATAACATTCTCTCCCAATGTTTCAACAAAATAAGGATCCACTTTATGTGTATGAGGTAAAGCTTTAATTAATTCTAATTCTGAAATTTCTTTACCTTTTCTATACTCTTCCCAAATTTTTCTTACTTCTAAACAATCTATAAACCATTCTCTAGTATTTTTATATTTAAATTTTTTTAGTTTAAAATGTAGTTCTTTTTCCTCTTCCTTATACCCTTCTGCTAATTCTAAAAATTCTGCATCTGGATTAGAAGTTTTATAAGCAATAATTCTTCTGTGTAAATTCTTTGTACTCCCTATTTTTATTATATTATGAGATTTAACTAAATATAGCATTATTCTTTTTCTAGTTTAAATATAATTTTAATTTCGTTATCTCTTAACATTTTATCTCGTGTGGCAGTATCTCCTTTCCAAAATATTTGTGGATTAATAATAAAGTCTCCACGTTCTCCTTCAATTAACTTTAAATCTTTTAATTTTTTTAAATGATTAGATAAACTATTAGACTTCATTCCCAATTCTTCACACGCTAAATCTCTTTGGTTTGTAGTTAATTGAACTTTACCTGTATTATATTCTGCATGACAACACATCCAATTAAGTACATTTTTTGCAGCATCTGATTTTAAGTTATATAACGGAGCAATATAATCAATAAAAGTCATATAAAATGATTCCGATTCTATCTTACGAGTATAAGTTTTTGTTGTATCGTATTGTACAATTTCTCCAGTACTTAAATCTACAGTTTGAGTTTGAATTACTTGTTGATATTTTTCCATATCCTTAATATATTATTTATTTTCAGAAATCAAATGTAAAATGTACATTTTTCATATTTTAACATTTTTTAACCATAAAAAATCTGTACACGCTGACGTGAATTAACTTCACGTGTACGTGTACATTCTTCATGTGTACATGAATTAAAAATGACGTAACTCATTGATACTCAGGCAGTTACGAAATTTTTTATATCTTATCTAATCAATATGAAAAATTTTTACATTTAAAAAATTAACACCATAATTAAATAACTTATAACTGACTAATTTCTAAACAATATTTTCCCCTTTGGGTTGTATTTCCGAAGCAAAATTTTTGAAAATTTTTTTAAAATTTTTTCAGTAAAATTTTTTTTGAAAAAATTGTAGGGGGAGGGGTGCACATATACGCGAATCCCCCCGTGGCTCCGCGTGGGAAATGGAAAACTTAAGCCACTCGGCTTGCTTTTTCATTTATTTATTTCGTTCGCTGCACTCACTCCATTTCATAAATGAAAAACCTAAGCCTTTTCTAAAATACTATATATCTTTACATATGAAAAGCGTTTATCTATTGAACGCTTTCTCATTGCAGATGGTAGACGTACCGTGCTGCGTAAAGTTCGAGGAAGTAGACGTGCTTCCAGATGGACTTGTTAGCGCCATTGGCCACGCTGATACCGCTAAGGTGTTAGGTGTTGAGCCTAACCGCATCAACGTCCATCTCTCTGAGGGCGACGTTGCCTATGTAGCACAACTACAAGGCGGACGTCTTCCCGAAGGATCGACAACACTTCCTGAGGGATTTTCCTTCAAATTCGTCAAGGTAAGTGTTGGCAGGGCATATGCAAACAATATGGTCACTTTCAGTAAGACCGTACTTCGCACTTGTCCTCGTACTTAATGAGAAGGCGAGTTGGGTTCATCCTATACCCAACGTGTAGACAAAATAGGGTTGACTTAAAGAGGGGTTCAAATAGAAACCCCTCGCGGTAACTAATCTTCAAATATTGAAACTATGTCACAAGACTATTTCGATATGACTATCAATAAGGTCGGAGAATCCGCTGTGAACTTTGCTAAGGCTGTAAAGCCGAATCAGTTCACCCGAGAGGAAATCGATACTTGGGTAGTCGAAGATTGAACTTAGGTTCGGAGTTGAAGAGGGAAAACTTCAACTTGGCAACAGAATATATCAAAGACTCTCGCTAACTCAACGCGTTAATAAAATGGAGTGACTTTATGGAGGGTTTCAACACGAAACCTTCCACAACTTTTATTAAACTATGGTTTTACTAAAAGTACAATCAAAAGTTCTTAGCACTGCACTACAAAACAAAGAGATGCATATGCTAAGGATGTACCTTGATTCTTTCCAGAGAACAGAGGATGGATGTTTCATCTGCCGTGAGGTAAATGACCCTGAGGACGGACTCGTTCCTGACATTCATCTTTCTTTGTTTGATTACACGTTCAATGAACGTGAATCAGAGAAGATTTGGCAAATTGCCAAAGAAGTTCTTGGTAAGGAGACTATTGATTTAAAGACTATCAAAAGAATAGTTCTTTAATTCCCTATACGAAAAATTGGTGGGAGAAATAATCTCACCAATCTTTTTCATTTTAATAATAAAAAACTTAAGCCATAGTCTATGATTTTTTTATTTATTTCGTTACACTTCATAAATAAAAAAACCTTAGCCTTTACTCTAAAGAATTATATATATTTAGCGGTTACACGATGTAATCGTTGCGTGCCGTGCGCATCACGGAGTTTGCCTAAAATCCCTATAATTATGGCAGACATTCAGGAAATCCGTTTTGTGGAAGCACCTGCCGACCCTAACAAGGGCTTCCGCATCGGTCACGCTCAGAGCGTGTTCCAAAACAACGTGACCTTTAAGGTCACAGGTTATCGAATTGGCTCGTACTCTATCGAGCGTAAGGACGGTTCAGTCGAATCGACCAAATACGCCGATAGTGCACAGAGCATCCTTCTCACCACTTCGGTGGAAGAAGACCTGCCTCTGAACAGGTTGCTTCACAAGAAGGACGTCCTCTACGATGCCCAAGGCTCTGCCCACGTCGAGCACGCGTGCTCATTCAAGGGCGACTTGATGCGGCATATGCTGACCTTAGGCCGTAGGGACGACGACTCAGCAATGCTGAAAGGCTCTGTTGAAGACGTTGCCAAACACGCCTTGAAGTTCTTCGATGGCAAAACCCTTATCTGCAAGGAGATAAGCGGCTTTGCAAAGGACGACAAGGGCAAACTGCAAGACCGAATCAGTCCGTTCATTCAGTTCGGTTGGAAGGACTAACGACCTCTTCTCACGCTTCGCTCGCTGTGCGTTAAACAGCGGGCACTTTCTATTAACAACTAACAATTTGAGACGAAATGAAAACAATTTCTGTTAAAGCACTGCGTCCCGTCAAGATGACGGCTAAGACGCTTATATTTGAAGACCCCAATCACGGGATTTATATGGCTTCGCGCCGAGTTGCTAACGACATCCTTTCCAATAAGGTGGAAGAAGTCTTCATCGTTGATGAAGTCTCTCCAAAAGGGCATTGTGAAGCAATCTCATTGCCAATGCTTGCAACCCCATCTTGTTGGTAACCTCTTGCGTCCTTTGCACTCACGACGTTAAACTGAGTGCTCACTTTTAATAATTTGAATATTATGTTTGAAGCAATAGTAATTGGGGGGTCGGAAAAAGGCTCTTTTGTTTTAGATGCGAAAGATATCACAAGACTTCGTGTCCATTCTAAAACAACCACTGCCGAAATTTGGTTTCATACCTGTGGACCTTTTCAATGGTTTATCAATAATTTCGGTACAGAATTAGAAAATGGTAAATCAATTTGGGCACATATGCAAATTAGTTTCTACGGAATTTGGCATATTAGAATAGATACCAGATACATACCTATCTGCATTTCATAATCATCCTGCCTACTCTCTTCACAACCACTCTCTTCGTGAGAGTGGTTGTTTTGAATGAGACCAATTCCAAAAACTTAAGCCAAATATCTAAAAGGATATGTCACCGTAGAGAGAAGGAATTCGGAAAGCATCCGTAAGTACGCTTCATAGCGTCCCGTAAGGTTCTCTCTTTCCTTCGGAAAAACCTAAGCCAAATGTATAAAGGGCTATGTAGCCTTAGGCATACAACAAATGTATAACGACAAGTATGCTACTGTAGTCGCAAGAGAACAAGAGAATCTAACGTTTCAAAAAGAATATGTACTACAGGTATTCTTTGCGAAACAAAACCAAAAAATTTTAAGAGTATGGATATTTTAGAAGCTATCCAGGTTGACTTGAAGAAGTCTAATGTAAAGGAAGTCGGTCACTTTAGCAAAGCTTTCCGTGTCGACGAGTTGAGTAACATCGAAGAGGGTGAGTCTTTCACTATTCCGACTGGTTCGGAGTACAAGATTCTGTCTCAGGTTATGATGCGTGGCGGACAGCCTGTGCTTGACCGTGACGGTAACCCGATTACCGCTGAGTACGTGAAGTGTCTTAGCAGCAAGGGACGTCTTGTGAACTTCTTCCCGACATCTTTGACCAAGATCGCATTCCGTGTGGATCCCGAAACTGGTAAGGATGTGACCGAAGATCGCATCGTTCGCACTAAGGGCGACATCGTGGACTACGTGAAGCGTAATCCGTTGATGGATGAGACCATGCAGAAGTTGCAGGGTTGCACCATCAAGCTCGAAAAGGTGGACCGTGTCAACGTGCGTCGTTTTGGTGTTGACAACGAGCACGCCACAAAGGCTGATGTGGAGAAGAATCCTATCGGTACATGGGCACTCGTGGGTGATAAGAAGCCTGAGAATTGGACGGTTTAGTAAATTTACGTGGGAGACTCTTGTCTCCCACTAAACTACTAACAGAAGAAGGGGAGTTCAAGGTATGTCCCGAAACATTCTATGAAGTTGGTACAGTTTATGTATTTCAGCTTAATGTGTTCACGTATCCTTGGAGAATCATAAAAGCAATTAAAGTTGAACATTAGGGAGTTCAACTTTTAGTTGCTAATCTCAAAATTTGGAAAGTTGAGTGGTACTGAGTAGGGCTGTTATCGCCCAGCGACAGTCCCCCAACTTTCCCAAACTTTCAATGTTCATCCATTCTAACAAAACGGCTGCTATATAGTAGTTCATTAATTGAACTCATTTTTGTCAGTTCAAAAAACGGATTTTTTAATAGCAAAGAATTTTTTGTATGGGGTTGAGTATAATCCCGTAGGTTCCCGTGAAAATCCTATAAAAATACCTGTCGGCTGAAAAGATATAAAGTATGAAATAATAACATAAAAGGCAGTAGATACCAATCGTCCTGGGTTTCCGTTAAACGTCGTCATACGGTATAAAATACACGACGTAGGATTGTAGGTTTCAGTACAACAGAGAACCTTCCGTGATGAGCATAGCAGGTACGTTAAGCCTGCTCCATTTTTTTTAACAACAACAAAACAATTTGAAACTATGTACGCAACATTATTATCAGATGCCCCTTATTTGGGAGCTCCTCATTCGGAGTTTTATATCATAAAGGACAAAAAGAACCGAAAAATAATATTTCAAGACAAATATTGTCATGAAAAGGAGATTCCACTCGAATTGGGTATTCATCTCTGGTTCCATCTTGTTGATGGAATAAGAGAAAACCCCGCGCCCGATGGAAGACATTACGATGTGTTCAGGAGGAATGACCGTATCCGCATTGGGGTTCAGGCTTTCAATGTGGATTTTGGATTTTTTGACCTACCTAATGTGTGAATAAAGAGCGGGCTTGTCCCGCTCTTCTTTAAAAAACTTAATAAAATCCTTTATTACGACACCTGCAGGCTAGTAAAGGACACCAGTTTCTTATTCCGTAAATCCAGTATTGCAGTATGTTAGGGCCGTTAGTAAGTCCCAGCTGGTGAATAAGTTTTAGGTGTAAAAATAATTAAAAAACTCAAATAAAATATCCTGAGGCGGTAATAATTATCTATAAGATAATAGGGTGGTTAGTCGTAGACGGCTAGGTAGGGATTTCCAAGATGTTGAGGACGCCAGTTTCTTATGAATCAAGGATAAGATACCGAAATCATTTAAATAGCCATTGAAAAATATGGGATGAAAATAGGGAGTCTTGTTTAAATAGCTTGACATAAGTTTTAGGTGTAAAACACAATTAATAATTTATGAGGAAAAGTAAACGAAATTACATTCTTCGCACCATCCCCCATTAGGCTGGATACTGCAAGATTGTAACCTTAGAAGTCCTCATAATTACTCCTATTAACCGGAGAAGGGAGAATAAATAAAAAGCTCTGGATGTCCTACGCATTCCTGTAGGTTGGAAGATCTTGTATGTGGGCATTCTGTAAAAGGACGTGAACATTCCGAAGGTACAACGCGAGCAGGTATCACAGTGGGGTGATAAAGCTAGTCCTCACATTCAAACTTGTCTGATCAACAAGGGAGAGATTCGTTCCATAATCCGAAGAAAAATATGATTTATGGTGACTGGTAATCAAGATGATTACCCGATGTATACGGATTACCACACATTCGGTATAGCGTTAAAAAAACAAGCCCGGAGTACTGCGGATTAACTAATGTGGCAAGGAGTAAATTCCCTTGAAATACAGTACAATGTTTAATTTAGGGTAGCAGCTAAATTATTTCCGTATCGTCTGTGTTGTTCTGCTACACACAGGTGACGTAAGTAGACTTAACTACCATCGTGTGTCCGAATGTTAAGCTCGGTATCCAAGAGTAGGGTGAGGATATCATTTATTAGGGTTGAAAGCCCCTGGTGATAGCGTTTAAAACGCTATCATCTAAAATCTTTGGCACGTTCAGATCTTCACGAGGGCCAAAGGTCGACGAAAGTCGCATACTGAACAAAAAAATTTATTTATTAACAATTAAAACAAAACCATTATGAAAACTATGTTAATTCCTGTAACGTCGTATGACGTTCACAGAGACACAATCGACACGTTAAAAGCTCAGATTATAGAATATCTGGGATTGAAAATTGTGGAGAATCGTTTGGGAGATACTCCTTACATTGAGTTAAATGTTATCCTCCCCAAAGAGGATAAAGAATGGATCACACAACGGTCCGAAAAAACATTTGCTAATGCAGGAGGAACAATCCTGTTCTTTGAATACGAAGAGCGGGTTTCCGCGGATGACGTGACAACCGTCATCATCAAAGAAGAGGAAGAACCAAAATACGAATAATCTAAAAGAGAGAGGGAGTATATACTTTCCATTTTGTTTTATTTGTTTACACCATTCAGACTTAACTCCCTCTCTTTTTCTACATATTCGCAGTTTCACTGATGATTACCGGGAACTAATGCCCGGGTTTCACTAGGTATTATTCAGGATAACTAGTGAAGGGGGCAAAGCGAATTAAAATAAACCCCCGAAATTGTTTGTTGTTAAACCTCTCTCACTCTTCGGAGTGGGAGAGGACTTTTAAACATACAATCTGGAATGAAAATAAAGGATGTTAACAATTTAGTTCCAATTGATCGAGAATCGATGAAACTAACGGAGGATTATCTTAAGACAAGATCGGGATTAAGGGATCTTCTAAGGATGTATCCTTCGTCAACTCCAGTCCTTGATGCCGTTCAGGACTATAAATTTAGTGAATGGCGAAGTTCAAATTTTTAAAACAAACAATCTGGAAACAACATGAAAAAAGTTGACAAGAGAGAAATGACAGCGAGACTGAATCAGTTTCGTCTTAGTCATCTTGGCAAGTCTTTTACTCGCCAAGAAATGGAAAATTATTTAGGGCAGATGGGTTTTAATAGTGGAGTAATTAAATTATTACTTCCTAAACTACCCTATGAAATGGTTGGTCAAGCTAAGCTCTTCAATATGGATTCGAATCCAATCCATATTAGTACTATAGATGGCTGCTATAAGAAATGTGCAAGTTATGCGAAGAAGACAGTAGCTAAGAAACATGGACAGTGTTCAGAAGAGCAAGCTATCCAAACTCTCAAGAACGCTGGATACAAAATCCAACGTGAGGTAGGTTTCGATATGGAGAGGTTCAAAAAAGAACTACTACATGTCTACAGGAAGTATTTGAAGTATGAAACCGTCTAAAAAAGGGGATAAGATGTTTTCATACGAGTTATACCTTGAGATGCAGAGGGAAGAGACCTCTGCATCTTATGACAACGATTTAATCGAGAGAGCTTATGAAAAGGCTTTCTCAGAATCCTTTGAATAAAAACAGCAAAACAATATGAAATGTAAAAAGTGTGGGGTTAAGATAGATGCATTGCATCTTGACAACATAAAAG